AAGAGATAGAAGATGTTATTGTTTTAAAGAACAACAAAGGTAGTGAAGATAACAGAGTTAGAAAATTAGATTACTCAATTCAATTATCAAAACTATTTTACGAGAGATTTATTAATAACGAAGACATGACATTATTCTCTCCACATGAAACACCAGGTCTTTATGACGCTTTCGGTACACCAGAGTTTGATGAGTTGTACAAGAAGTTTGAGAAAGACACAAAGATTTATAGAAAGAAAGTAAGTACACAAAAGATGTTTATGGACTTACTAAAAGAAAGAGCAGAAACTGGTCGTATATACATTATGAATATTGACCATGCTAATTCTCACTCTTCTTTTAAAGACAAAGTTAATATGTCTAACCTATGCCAAGAAATTACACTACCTACAGACCCTATCGAACATATAGATGGTGATGGTGAGATTGCGTTATGTATTTTAAGTGCAATCAATGTTGGACTATTAAAGAATTTAGATGAGTTAGAAAGTTTATGTGACTTATCAGTAAGAGCATTAGAAGAGATTATAGACCATCAGAAGTATCCAGTAAGAGCTGCTGAAATCTCTACAAAGGCACGAAGAAGTTTAGGTATTGGTTATATCGGACTTGCACATTATCTAGCGAAGAAAGGTTTTAATTATGACCAAAAGATGGCGTGGAAAGAAGTTGATAAACTAACCGAGGCATTCCAATACTACCTATTAAAGTCAAGTAATGAAATCGCAAAAGAAAAAACGAAGTGTGATTACTTTGACAAAACAAAATATTCAGATGGTATCTTACCTATTGACACTTATAAGAAAGAAGTTGATGAGATTGTAAATCGTAAACTCAGCTTTGATTGGGAAGCGTTAAGAAAAGATATTATGCAATATGGGTTGAGACATAGCACTCTCTCTGCTCAAATGCCTTCTGAATCCTCTAGTGTGGTATCTAATGCTACAAACGGTATTGAACCACCTAGAGATTATCTATCTGTTAAGAAGAGTAAGAAAGGTACATTGAAACAAGTTGTACCAGACTATGTAAGATTAAAGAACAATTACACTCTCTTATGGGATATGAAGAGTAATGAAGGTTATATAAATATCGTTGCAGTAATGCAAAAGTATTTTGACCAAGGTATATCAGGCAACTGGTCATACAATCCAGAAAATTATGAAGACAATCAAGTACCGTTATCAGTAATGGCACAAGACTTGTTGACTACATATAAACTAGGATGGAAGACATCTTACTATCAAAACACATATGACGGTAAGAAAGAAGATGAACCTATGCACCCTATGACTTATGATGAACAAATCGTAGGTAGTGTTAATCTTCAACCAGACCAAAAGAAGAACATACTAGCAGACACGCAAACAGAAGTTTCACTTCCTGTCGCAGAAGATGACGGTGAATGTGAGGCTTGTAATATTTAAATAGAATAAGAGGAACTAAAATTGAGCAATACGGTATTCAATAAAGGAAAAGCAATAGACTACACTAAACAACCTATGTTTTTTGGTGAGGAACTACAGGTACAAAGATACGATAATATGAAGTATCCTATCTTTGATAAGTTAACACAACAACAATTAGGTTTCTTCTGGAGACCAGAAGAAGTATCTTTACAGAAAGACAGGTCTGATTGGTCAGCATTAAGACCAGAGCAGAAGTTTATCTTTACATCTAATCTAAAATATCAAACTATGTTAGATAGTGTACAAGGTAGAGGTCCGTGTCTTGCATTTTTACCTTTCGTTTCTTTACCAGAACTAGAAGGTTGTATCGTAACCTGGGACTTTATGGAGACAATACATAGTAGAAGTTATACATACATTATTAAGAACTTGTATCCAGACCCAGCAGAAATATTTGATACTATTATAACAGATGAGAAGATTGAAAATAGAAGTAAGTCAGTAACCAAAGCGTATGATGAATTCATACAAACAGGTATGAGACATCAATTAGGTAACAAAGTTGATGAATATGACTTAAAAGAAAAACTATGGAGAACACTTGTAACCGTAAACATATTAGAAGGTTTAAGATTTTATGTTTCATTTGCTTGTAGTTTTGCATTTGGCGAATTGAAACTTATGGAAGGTAGTGCAAAGATTATCTCTTTTATTGCAAGAGACGAATCACAACACCTTGCTGTTTCACAAAGAATTATTAATAACTATCGTGGTCCTGAAAACGATAAAGTTATGAATAAGGTTATGAAGAACAATGAAAAGTATGTTGAACAGATGTACAAAGACGCAGTAGAAGAAGAGAAGCGTTGGGCAACATATCTATTCTCAAAAGGTTCAATGGTTGGACTTTCTGAAAAACTATTACACAATTATGTGGAATGGACAGCAAACAAAAGAATGAAAGCAATTGGTATCAAACCAATCTATGAACAAGGTAATGCTAATCCTTTACCATGGACTGAACATTGGTTTAACAGCAGAAGTTTACAAAATGCACCACAAGAGACAGAGATTGAATCTTATGTAATCGGTGGTCTTAAACAAGATGTTGAGAAAGACCAATTTAAGAAGTTTAAACTATAATGGAAAAAGCAAAATACGAGTGTGAACATTGCGAAGAAGAATTTACAATATCGTGGCCTAAAGACGATATTGAACCTATAAGTTGTCCATTTTGTGGCGGCTCAATTAACGATCCAGAAGAAGATGTTTTAACAGAGGATGCTTCAGATGACGAAGATAATTGGAATTGATTACTCACTAACTTGCCCTGCCGTATGTGTCGTAGATGGTGCACCAGTACAAGAAGACCCATTACAGAATTGTAAGTTTTACTACTTAACAACCGTTAAGAAATACGAAGGTGTATTTTTAGATGGTAAGATAGTCGGACATCTTATGCCTGAATGGAAACACGCACAAGAACGACACGATAAAATTAGTGAATGGGTGTTTAATACTTGTGTTGGTCACACAATTAATCCTCTTGTGTTTATAGAAGATTACTCTTTTGGTAGTAAAGGAAGAGTATTCAACCTAGCAGAGAATTGCGGTCTATTGAAACATAAGTTGTATAAGAAAAATATTGAGTTTCGTACCGTAGTACCTAGCGTAGTAAAGAAACTTGCCACAGGTAAAGGTAATGCAGACAAAGAGAAAATGTACGATAAGTTTTACGAGGAAACAGGTGTAAATCTTATGGAACATTTAGACCAACAAACTCTCAAAAATCCTGTTACCGACATAGTAGATAGTTATTATATAGTAAGGGGTGGCTATGACCAGTATATGGACGAAAATCAGAAATAAAGAACGATGGATAGGACTTGCAATCGCAGTTTCTTCCGTATTCATATTATCAGAAGCAAATGTAGATACACAATGGATGGGCTGGGCCTTGTCAATTGTAGCGTGTATAATGTGGATATATTGGGGATATAAAGATAAAGATTACCCTAGAGCCTTGATGGAATTGATGTATTTACTACTATCAATGAGAGCAATGTACAACTGGCTTGTCTAAAAGTCAGTAAAATCAACAAAAAAACTTCAAAAATAACCAAAATAACGCTTGACATAGCTATTTTAGTATGGTATAATGTATATATGATGAAAAATTTAAAAATACAAAACATACTTAAATGGTTAGGAACCTTCATTTTGATACTTGGAACAGGTATTAACTCACTTGGAATATACCCATTAGGCCCTCTAGTGATGGTGCTAGGAGGGTTAATCTGGTGTATCGTAGGTATCATGTGGAAAGAATACTCCATTATAATCACAAATTTGACACTTTCTATCGTTTCAATCGTTGGAATATGTTATAAATTAGGGTATTTATTTTAATAATATGCTCGTTTTTTGCTTGACAATGATTGCGAAATGATGTATTATACTAGTATGAATAAGACAAAAGAACAATATAACAAAGGAGACACACACTATGAGTAAAGTAATGAACTACTATTGGGACGAAGCTGAAAAAGCAGTTGATAAGATTATTGAGAAATTGAAAGATGGTCAGATTGACTATGATACTTGCAAGTCTCAAATCTTAAAGACAGACAATATTGACCTGTGTTCAATTGATGAATACAATGTTGATGAGGTAATAACATCGGAGACTGCTTAATGACTGAATTATCAAATAAAGCATTGTCTGATATTGACAAATATAATAAGTTGAGAGACGAAGAGTTAATCGCACAAAACAAAAAAATACATTTTGATAGTGATGTACAAAATCCATTAAAAGAGGCAGTTGATATTATAATGAATTTAGATATATCAAAAATGCACCAACCTAAAAATGGTAATAATAATGATTATTTTAGAAATCAATATCTAGTTGTATTATCAGAAAGACTAATTAAAGGTATGACAAGAGGATATTGTGCTAAACTTTTAAAGTTAAAATCAGACACAAGAATTATGCAGATTGAAGAAAAATTGAAAAGAATATTAAGTACAAAAATGAGAGGATACCAAATATGAAAAAAAGAAATAAGTTTGAGAGAAAACTAGACGAATACAATCACACTATGGAATTTATTAGAACTTTAGTGCCAATTGCAATTTTAGTTTTACAAGTAGTAATCTTAGTGAGATTGACTTAATGATTACTAGTTTTTTTATAATGATGTTTACAATGATGACTATAATAATACTATTGAGAAAGGTACTATCATAATGACAAAAGGTTCTAGTTTAAATTTAGTTTACGGTATTGAATACTATGATGAAGACGATATGGAGTACTTCTATATCTTTAACACTATCTTTAGAAATGTTCCTTTAAGTCAGTTGAATAGACTAAACAATAAAGAATTTAAGAAAAGAATTAAAACCTATTGCGACAAGCACTATATAGAAAGTGCTGTAAATGCTACAGGTAGTACGATAGTTGAAATGATACACGGCGACAAGTATTATGAAACTTACGAAGATGTATTTGGTGATGTTGCCGAGTTTGATAACTCTCTATTTAACGATTACGGTCAATTATGGAATGGTAGACAATTTTTCAAATATGATTTTGCACCAGAGTTGACAAAACAATATGAACATAAACACTTAAACAAAAAATATGGAGGATACAAATATGATAATTAATGTAGGAGATACAATTTTAGGTAACCACGGAAGAACTGGTGAGATAATCAATATAGGTATTGCAACTGAAAAATCAGATATTGCAGCTGAACTTGATTCCTCAATAAATGCACAAACATATGACACCGAGTTAAACTATACAGGTGCCATTAGTTATACTGGTGAGACAGGAACACATTGGTGTTATTTCCATCAGATTGAAGAAAACCTAACTAAGAAGCTCGAAACAGCAGGAGATTAAAATGATTGATGTAATGACGGTCATTGAAGAACTAAAAGAAATTAAAGACCAACTTCAAAGTGGCAATGTACCAATGGCCATTAAGAAGGTAGACGAAGGTATTGCATATAGAGAAAAAGAAGTCGCAGACTTTGAAAGAGAATATGCACCGAAAGAAACTGAAACCAAAATGCCATTAGGAGATTTAGCAAATGATCCTTTTGACGATATTAGATAAGGAGACCATATGCAAAATTTTATTATCGGAATAAAAATGTTAATGAGTAATATTAAAAAGTATGTTACCACTTCTGAACCAAATGCTCAGATGGAACTAGACTTTGAAGTTAAAAAGAATCAGACAATCCATTATTTGTCAGGTAAGAGAAAGAAGACTAAAAATGCAAAAAAGTAGTAAAATCCCTATGAGCAATCATACATGGGACTATCCCAAACCCTCTACAGCGCCCTCTAGGCCCCTCGTTTTTCCTAAATTTAGTGTAAAATATGGGTTTATTGGCAGCTTGACAAGCGTTCAGGTTTGTGATACTATTATAACAATTAATCAATCTGGGAGGACTATATAATGTTTACATACACAAAAGAAATGATGTTTAGTGAATTTAAGACGGCGACACAAAAAGACCAAAAAGGTAAGAAAGAAGGATACGGCAATCGTATTGCTTTCTTAAAAGAAATGAAGTCATTGAAGAAAGAGCATCCTTCTTCTATGAGAAATATCAGTATCAAGCAAAATCAATTTGATAATCTGATACTTGCATACTCGGCACCTAAACCGAGAGACCACTTTTATATGAAAGTGTTTGGAAGAACTTATGCAGACCAAAAAGCTTTTGAGGCAAAATCATATGGCAAAGACAAAAGCGACTTACTTAACTAAAGATATGCGAAACAAGATAGCGATGAAAAATCATATGAAATGGTTGAAGTCTATCGGAGTTAAGTTAGATAGTAATGGTAAAGTGATAAACGAGTTTAAAGGTTTTCCTTTTCCAGACTATTCAGTAAGACCTTCAATACCTTGTAGTAATATTATTACAGCAGGTGCTACGAAGAGAAAAGTATTGAAACCACAACTACCTGCTGGTAAAACAATCAGTATTGCATACAACAAAGGTAACTACCAAGTTGTTGACATTGCTGATATTAAAACAATGGGAAGGAAAGTATGAATAAAATACTTATATTATGTGTAATCGTATTCGGCATATCAAGTGCCAATGCGAATGAGACAAAGACTATAACACCACAAGAGTTTGGTAATGCAGTAATTGAAGTACCAGGCAAAGTAGTCAGTTTTCTATCTAACGAAGTTGAAGAGATAAAAGAGTATCAATCAGCAAGTTGGGCTAGTGCGAAACAACAAACTGCTAACAATTGGGCAAAGCTTAAGACTTTGTTTGGAGTTAAATAGTACCGTGGACTTTCATCTTACATCAGCTAATGATGGCACTTTCTTAATCAGACCATTAACAGCAAGAGCTGTGGTCTGGTGGAAAGAGAATGATATGAGAAAAAAATATGTGGTAGATAACACGGCATTGGATAATTGTGTTATCTTAAAAGAAAATCAAAAGGAGGTATGTGATGAAATTAGGAAAAACGATTTCGATTTTAATAATTAGTTTGTCGCTCGGTGCTTGTAGTACAAAACACCAAGATGTTAACAATACTAAAGGATTCAAATTTAACAGAAGTCATGTAGGTGCAGTACTCGGTGGTACTACAGGTGCTATGACTTGTGTGGAACTAATATCACAAGACCCATACATTGCGGCTGCGTGTGCTGTAGTAGGTGCATTTGCCGGTGCTGAATTACTATATGATAGTGATTACGATTTACACAATGCAGTATTTGTAGACCATTTAAACAATGGTCCTGGTAGTGCAAGTTATAGTAATTGGTTAAACAATAAGACAGGTAGTAATGGCACAATAAAAGTAAACAGAAGTTATGCACAAGGTCCTATTATCTGTAAAGAGTACGAAAGTAATTTTAATATTAAGAACTCTTGGCCTGTTGCTGGTATCTCAAACAATGATATTGATACAAGGTTTGGAACCGTATGTCAAATGCCAGACGGTAGATGGGTGGAGAAACAATAATGCAATTTGACCCTATGAAGAAATATCTAACATGGACATTTGTTCTTATTTTGTTCTTAATTGTATCTGGTATTGCATATGCAGATATCTTACCTAAACCTATTACTTACAAAGAAGAGAGCCAAGTAAATAAGGCACCTGTGGACAAAGTATATATATCTGATACACATACAAAGGTAGAACAAAAGTTAAAAGAATGGAAAGAAAACGAAGACAATGGTGTTCTTTCTACAAAAGTTTTAGATAGATTTGAAAGAGACGGTCAATGGTGTTTCATTAAGATTGTTATTAGAGAATTAGATGATAAGACTATCATCAAAGAAGAGATTATGGAATGTGCTGATACTGAACACGGTAGAACAGACAAAGAACGAATTAAAGAATTGGAGAAAATGATAGAATTAGAGAAAGCAAAGAAACCTGGTTACTGGGAACTCTTTGCAGCTTTCTATTATAAAGATATGAGTGCTCCAGAATATTGTAGATTGTATTCTCAATCTTCACACGCCTTCAAATCCTTCGGAAGAGCGTGTCTAACAAACGAAGGTAATTGGGAGAGAAAATAATGATTAAAAATCTAATCATATTGGGTCTCCTTTTTATGTTAATAACAGGTATGACCACAACGGATGTTGTTGCATATGTTGAGAATAACCAGCTTATTGACAAGTTGAGTGAAATGTTATATAATGTAGTTAGGAGTGTGAAAAATGATGTATAAAAACATAATGAAGATAGGACTTTTAGGCGTTCTAGTAATTGGCCTAAATGCTTGTTCGTCAAAAACTTATAAGATTAAGCAAGAGACGGAGAAGTTAGTAGATGAAGTACCGACATGGTATATGGCGGACTTTGATAATGCTAAACATTGCGACATATCTATGTGGGCAAACAATGGCATTGTTAAAACAAAAGATGATGAGAAGACTTGTATCTTCGGAGTTGGTACTAGTGTATCACCATCATTAGAACTTGCGATTGAGAAAGCTAAGTTAATTGCGAAAGCAGAAATGGCTGATATTGTTGCAGGAGAAATGAACAAGAAGGCAAAAATGTTTGTAACCGAAGTAGGTAAAACTAATGTTAAGACCGTGGTTACAGAAGTAGAAACAGCGATGGTAAATATCATTGCAAACACACCAGTGAGAGGATATGAAATCTTTGCACAAGAGGTAACTAGAACAAAATCAGGTTACTACAGAGCATGGATAGGTTTAAGATTGCCACTTGGTGAGTTTAATAAGATGTATGAGTACACGATTGGTGAAGTTGTTGACGCTTACAAACTTAAACTAAAGTCTGCTGAAGCCTTCAAAAGTGTCGAAGACACGGCAAAGGAAAAGAAGAATGACACAGCAGAGTAATATAGTTGTCTATACAAAAGACAATTGTCCATTTTGTGTTAAAGCTAAGTCCTTAATAAAAGGACTTGGTCTCAAATATGAAGAAAAGAACTTGAAAGAGTTTGAAAGTCCTGAGGCGATGATTAAAGACATAGGTAAAAATGTTAGGTCAATGCCTCAAATTAAAATAAATGATGAGTTAGTAGGTGGTTATAATCAGTTGATAGAACATTATAACAAACTAGGACTTGTTGACTTCAAAGGGAATAAAATAAGTGAGTGATGATATCAATATTAAAAATGACTATGATAATATAATTTTATTTCCAGAGAATAAGATTGCAAAACCACAAGTTGAGGTGGACCCAAAAGCACAAGCGAAAATGCGAGACTATCAAGCTGCAAAGTTTGTAGAAACAGCAACAGATGAAATCGGATTAGATTTGATTAGACGCTTCGTGCAAATGGGATTAGATACTAAACAAGATGTCTTTACAAAAGACCTTGCAATGTCTATGGACTCGGTAAGAGGTCTCTTGTACAGACAATTCAACATAGCACACCCTATTCAAAAGGTAGTAGACCATGCTGTTAAGTTGAAGATGAATAAGAAAGGCGTGGTTACTGCTCGTATTGAGTATGCAAATATGTCAGATGAGATAGACACGACTACTAGACCCTTAAACAAAGATGTATCAGATGAACTTAACGATAGGAACAATGGTATGTTTACCTTTACAGAGAATTTTGACTTTAATCCTGAATACCCAGGACAAGACGGACCCGATATGTATCCAGATGAAGATGACCACTTACATGGTGACTTCCCAGAACCGGATCCTGAAGGACCAGTAAAATAAATTGAAAAAAATGAATTTAGTGCTTGACAAGCTATATAAGATAGTGTATAATGAGTACTTAATAAGAATTTGTCTATGGAAAACCATTATAATGCGATTGACCATAGCAAGTTGTCAGATAAGACATAAAAATCAAACTGAAAAGGAGGTTAGACATAATGTTTAACATTTTTAAATTATCTAAAGGAGATAAAACTATGGCTAGAACAAAGCTAACTAAGACCGAGAAGATTCGTAATCTTTTCAACAAAGGTTCAGATGTGACTTGGAAAACTCTAAGAACAAAATTTGACCTTAAATCACCAGCTGCAATGGTTGGTAAATTGAGAAACGAAGGATTGATGATTTATGAAAATAGGTCTACAAAAGGCGTTTCATATAGAGTTGGTACTCCATCTAAAGCAGTAATCGCTGCTGGTATCACAGCTGTATTCGGCAAACAAGTCGCTTACACATCATAATGAACTCGATAGTAAGATTACCTAGCGGTACGCTTACATAGAGCTGTGTGAGGCGAGGAAAGCGAGAGTGGAACTCGCCTCCACATTTTTAACTAAAAAGGAATATATGACAGACGATAATTCAGTTGACAAATCTTTTGAGAACGAGGTAACACCGAGTCCTATGGTACAAATATCTGTAAAAGATTATGATAAACTAAAAGAAAGAAACAATTATATAACAAACAAAAGTTTAATTGAATACATTGACAAGATAGAATTTTTTGTAAAAGAATTGAGAAAACATATAGTAAGGACGGATATTTAATATGGGTAAGATGAGAATATTTAAGTTTTGGAATGAAAAAGGTGACGAGAAAGAGAAAGAAGCAATGAGTTTGAAGAAGGCAGTTATGTCGGTTCAAAGCAACTTCAAAGACCAATTTATTGGTGTTGAATACATTAGTAAGAAAGGTAAAGCAATCGTTGATTCCGTAAAGATACCTATAGGTAGAAAAATAAGACAAGCGTTAATAGTAGAAAAGAAGAGAGCAGCTGCAAAGGCAAAATTTGAAGCCGATAGAAAAAAGAGTGCATAATGATTATAGTTGATTTACACCAAGTGCTTATTAGTAATCTAATGGCACAAATGAGTAGAGTATCATTTCAGAAAGGTACCGAACCAGGTATCGCTAACATAGAAATGGTTAGATATATGGTATGTAATTCAATCAAAGGATACATTAGAAAGTTTGGTAACGAATACGGAAAAGATTTAGTACTTGCCTGTGATAGTGGCAATCCTTGGAGACGAGACTTCTTTCCTCAATACAAAGCAAGTCGTAGAACAAGTAGAGAAGATAGTACAAACGATTGGAATGCTCTATTCAGTCTCATACATGATATTAAAGAAGAATTAAAAGATAACTTTCCGTACAAAGTAATTGCTATTGACAATGCAGAAGCAGATGATATCATCGGTGTCATTGTTAAAATGCAGACAGAAGACAAGTACCTGATTGTATCAGGCGATAAAGACTTCAAACAATTACAGAAGTATAGTAATGTAAGTCAATATAGTCCAATACAGAAACACATGGTAGTTGAAGATAATCCTACTAGATACTTACACGAACAGATTATCAAAGGCGATAGGTCAGACGGGATACCGAATATCCTATCAGCAGATGATGTCTTTATTACAAAGACAAAACAAAGTCCTATTACGAAAAAGAAACTAGAAGAGTGGTCGCAGATTGACGATATACCACTAGGTTCTGAAACAAAGAAGTACTACAATAGGAACAAGAAACTGATAGACCTAGACCAGACGCCTAACGCTATGGTAGAATCTATTATAAATAGTTTGAACAACTATGAAGTACCAAGTAGGTCCAAACTACTACCATACTTTATAGATAATAAACTGAAATCGTTGATTGAACATATTAATGATTTTTAATATTGCAATATTAAGAGGAAAATGAAATGGCAAATGAAAATATGAACAAGGCACAGAAGGCGGCAGCAATGTCATCTTCAAGCATGGCACTCACTTACCACGAAATCTTCACTAAAGTTAACAACGCTAAAGACAAGGCAAAGAAGACAGAAATCCTGCGACAGCACGATAGTGTCTCTCTAAGACAAGTATTAAAAGGTGCTTTCGACCCGAAAATACAATGGGACTTACCAAAAGGTAACCCACCGTATCTTCCAAATGAAGCTCCTGTAGGTACTGAACACACATTCCTTGAGTCCGAAGCGAAGAGACTTTGGCATTTCGTACAAGGTGCAGACCAAAATCTATCCAAAGTAAAAAAAGAAACTTTGTATATTCAAATTTTAGAAGGTTTACATGAAACAGAAGCAGAGTTGCTTGTTGCTGTAAAAGAGAAGAAGTTAAATAATATGTACAAAGGACTTACAGCTAATCTTGTAAAAGAGGCTTTTGGGTGGAATGATGATTTTGTTAAGCTAGAAGCATAACAATACAACGGTTTTAGGGTATTTTCCATACTAAAAATACCCACTATTCCCCTAAAATAAGCTCATTTTTTGCTTGACAAGGTACCTAGTAAGTGATATAATAAATATATTAAATGATGAAGAAAGGTATATAATGATAAGCTTGATAAAAAACATAATATATGTACTTGTGTTTTTGTATATGGCAGGTGTAGCATTACACTTAACTATGCAGAAAGCAAAAGCAGATGACTATGTTGTGGCGACTAGCGCCCACATAATCAAAGAAACGGTTAACGGTAACATTGACCATAAGGCTGTGATGAAGTCTGAACTTGAAAGACTAGCACATTCAATGGCAATCGAAATGACTTTTGTATTAGAGAAGCATTTACCAAATATATTAGAGAGTATTGCTTCTGATATTAGAGTTAACGGTATAGACAAAGTATACAAAGAAAGTCAAACAGAGGAGTAGAATGGAAAACTTGATATATGCAATGGCTGACATGGTTTCTCTTATGAAGACTATGGCGCCTATGGAAATATGGATAATTATACTTGGTGGTGTAATATCTTTTTTGATAATGGAGTATACTGATAGAAAGAGACTACGACACGAAAACAATCAGACGAAGTATGGGAGAACAAACACCAGTGCCGAAAGAACTAAAACCTAAATCAGTTAGGTATGCAACTTTAAAGAAGAAAGTAAAAGCCGAATATGAGCATACTAGACAATACAAGACTACCTATAAAGACATTAAGAAAGTCTTTCAATGGATTAATGAGGCAGTCTTTGACGGCAAACTTGCACCGTTTAATGAGATAACGATACGAGATTTGAGACCAATAAAATGTTTTGGTCAGGTTACACAATGGGAGTGGAAAAGAAAAGGTACACAATCGTTTCATTTAGAAATGGCAGACAAGTACAGGAATAAAAAAGAATTCATTAGTACATTGGCCCACGAAATGGTCCACTTGTATCAAATGAGAAATGCAGGAGATAGTGGTAATCATAATGCTCTCTTCTATTCATTTAGGAAACCAATGGGTAGAGCCGGCATAGATATGATTTAAACTGATATAATATTATGGTGAAAAAAGTGAAAACAGACTACAAAGAAAAACTAAGAACATTTAAATTATGGACTAAACGAGTATTAGGTGTATCAATGTTATTTTTAATAACATATGTCGTTGGTACATTTAATCCTAACACATATTCTACAAATCAATTATCGAAAGATTACGAAACAAAATACCTAGAAAGACTACAAGAGTTAGAATTAAGAGAACCAGAATTTACATACAACAATGACATACAATTTATTAGGGCAACTCATAAATGTATTGACTTCTTAAACTTCTCACAACCAGATGTGTTTAGAGTACCATACGAAATGATAACAGCACAGGCTGCTCTGGAGAGTGGTTGGGGTACAAGTAGATTTGCACAAGAAGGTAATAATCTATTCGGTATCAGAATATTTAACAAAGACTATCCACATATGTTACCAAGAGGTATGCCAAAGTGGAAAGGTTGGGGTGTAAGAATATTTGCCTCGAAGTGTGAAAGTGTAAAAGAATTTGTTAGGTTGATGAATGAACATTCAGCCTATGAGAAATTCCGTAAGTTGAGATTAAAACAACTTGCAGAAGACGGCCAAATGGATCCAATAGAATTAGTTAAGACATTGGATAAATTTAGCACAACAACTGATTATGCAGACCGTGTAATTAGTATTATTAAAAAAGTGAGAAAATCAGAGGAGAGTAAATAATGAGTAGACCAAACAACTGGGAAGACGAAAGCTACAATAATATCAAAGAAGACAACAGACCCTATATGGATCCGTATCTGAAAAATATGATTGAAAAAGCATTTAATACATTTAATAACTTGAAGAAAGGTCAAACGGAAGTTTACTTTACAGGTTTCTGGGCAGCCGATGTAATGCGTTGTTATCCAGGTAGACAATCAAATAAGATATTTGCAAAAATGCAGATAGCCTTGAATAGAAGTGACTTACAATTCTTTCAAAAGAAATTAGTTGGTAAATATTCAGATGGATTTGAATACATAGTACGAAAGGTTTAGTATGGGTATTTTAGCATTTTTATCAGCAATCAGTATATCAAGTGTAGCAGCTTTGTATAGTATATTAGGTCTTGCCGCCATCTTTAGTGGTGCAAAGATACCTATTATGATTATGGGTGGTGTGTTGGAGGTAGGTAAACTTGTTACCGCCTCTTGGTTATATCAAAACTGGAAGAACAAAGAATTACCAAAAACAATTAAATACTACTTGACAACCTCCGTAGTTGTGTTAGTATTTGTTACCTCTATGGGTATATTTGGTTATCTATCAAAGGCACACCTAGACCAGGTTGTTCCTACTTCATCTAATACAGCGAAAGTTGAGTTGATTGATAAACGAATACTACAAGAAGAACGAATAATAGAACGAGCAGAAAATACTTTATTGCAGTTAGATAAGTCTATTGAGGTATTTCTAAAGAACGACTATGCGACAAGAGGTTTAAGAGAACGAAAAAAACAAGAAGAAGAAAGAAACGAACTTAAACTTACAATAGATAAGTCAATGGATAACATAGACAACTATATGTTAGACAAGAATACATATGAATTAGAACAATCAAAGATAGAAGCAGAAGTAGGTCCTCTAAAATATATTGCTGAACTGATATATGGAGACAATGCAAAAGACCACTTTGATGAAGCCGTAAGGTGGGTAATCATTGTATTGATATTTGTATTTGACCCTCTTGCAGTATTACTATTGATTGCAGCCAACATATCTCTAGCACAATGGTCTTCAGGTAGAAAGAAGAAAAAAGAATTAACAATGAGACAACTTGATTTGCAGATTGCGAAAGAGAACAAGAAGCATAAAGAGAGTAAGAAACAGATTGACAACTACAAAGACTTCTTTACGAAGTTAGCAGGTAAACAATTATCAAATGAAGACTATGAGAAGTTTTTTACCATACTAGGTCATAAAGAGTTAAGAGAAATGGGTCTGGATCCTGATGAGATTCGTATTAAAATGGACCAAGTATTAGACTGGAATGCTACCGAAGTAAGAGAAACACCTTCAAAAAACGACAAAACATTAGTGAAATCAATGCTTGACAAAGACAACTAGGAGTGATATAATATGACTATGATTTACACAAAAGAGAGACAAGACGAACTTGTAGCAAACGCAGCTAGAATGATGAACAATGCGACCAACAAATGGTCAACTATGTACTGGACTGGTGTATGGAAACAACTATGTATTAAATTCGGAAAGGTTAATTAGTGAATATATTTGTATTAGATAAAGACCCTGTAATCGCAGCCAAGATGAGTTGTGATAAACATATTGTAAAGATGATACTAGAGAGCGCTCAAATGCTATGTACAGCAAAAAGAGTTGCAGACGGTGAATTGTATATGGCAAAAACAAAGAACGGTAGAGATATCAAAAGATGGCGACTACCTAACTCTAACGAAGAAGCAGTTATATACAAGGCAGGTTGGCTAGGTCACCCTAGTACTAAATGGGTAATGGAATCTGCTTACAATTATACTTGGTTGTTCAAACATTTTAAAGCATTGAACGAAGAATTTATGGAAAGATTTCCTAAAAACAAACCATTAGGTCATAAGTCTTTTCAGTTGCTAGGTGATATTCTAAAAGAACCACCTCTTAATGCAACACTAAACAAAATTGCAACACTACCAACACCTGCTATGCCAGAAGAATGTAAAGTCTTTAATGAAGGTGTTATTGATGTAGTTGCAAGTTACCGTAAATATTATATTATGAAAAAAGTAGACTTTGCTAGATGGTCACATCCTGGTAAAGCACCTGAATGGTTTACAGAAGGAGTTGCTAATGTCGGTTGAGTTTGGCGTACTCTTATTTGTAATCGGTATGTTTTGCACAATAATAGGTTTTCTTATAGCCTTTAAAATTGCAACATATAAAACAAAAAAAGTTGAAGGTGAAGAAAATGCTTTGACTAATTACCATAGAGATAATATCTATAAATATTATCCTAAGAACAATAAATAGAAAGAGGAATAATTATGATGATAGAAACATTAGTAGGAAAGACAATTGTACATTTAAATAATATGCAGTTGAGCCATTGGCAAACAAAGAGTTATAGTGAACACGAAGGACTAGGTGAATACTATACAAATTTAAATACCTTAAATGATAGACTTGTAGAAACATATCAAGGTAATGCAAATCTAAGAGTACACATTGAAAGCGGTCAACACACATTACAAAATTATCAATCGTGTGACCATACGGTATCTGAAATCGTACAATACGGACAAGATTTAGCGAAAGCGTCTTACGACTTATCGCAAAAGAATGATTTACACCAGTATGAAGATTTACTTTCCATACTTGAAGATATGGCAGAAGCTGTATCACAAGTGCAATATCACTTGTCGTTGAAGTAGAAAGAAAATGCCATTATACTCATTTAAAAATAAGAAAACGGGCAAAGAGTTTGAAGATTTAATGACTATTGCAGAAAAAGAGGTGTACCTGAAGAAGAATAAACATATTCAACAGATGGTCACTTCTATAAATATCATTAGTGCAACAGGATATAGTAGCAGAATTAAAAACGACAATGGTTGGAAAGAACTTCAATCAAAGATTGCAGAAAAGAATCCTGGCACTCACTTCTCAGCTCAACATGGAAAAGCGTCAACGAAAGATATTAAGACAAGGCAAGTATTAAGAAAACACGGAATATTACCAAGAGAAAGATGAAATATTTACTACTACTATTGCTGTTCACTCTCACTACCGGTTGTGGTGCAAACCTATCAGGTCTGTTTACACTAGGTGGTATGGGTAGTGCAGTTGCAAGTAAGAATAGTGTTAGTATAGCGTATAGTACCTTTGACTTAGGTGTTATGGCAACAACAGACAAGAATATTAGAGAACACGCTTTAATAAAACTTGAAGAACATAAGAAGGAGGACCTAGATGAGTAAAGACATACCAGATTATATGCGAGGGTTTGATTTAAATGATGAGAGTTGGGGAGTAGGACCTGCTGTTGCAGAAGTACCTAAATCTGAACCCGGCATTGACCCAAAACAATTAGATAGTCAATCTGCTGAACTATCTGAAATCAAAAATGATGTATCATCTATCAAGTCAGCGATGAATGAAATTATGCAGATAGTTGCTGAGAAAGATACTATAACAAAAGAACTAACGGATGAAGATGTTGCGAAGAGATTTAAAGATTTAGAGAAAATCGTTTTACCTTTTCTATACAATTTATCTAAAACAGAGGAACCTTATATTCATTGGCCAAACAGAGGACCAATTATTAAGGCACAGATTGAGAAAATACTCAAACTAACAAGAGGATAAAACAAAAATGAAATTAAGTAAAAATTTTAGTCTAAAGGAACTAACTGCTTCGCAGACAGCGGAACGGAAAGGTATTAATAATAATCCTAATGACGACCAAATTACTTCTATGCAAAAGTTGTGTGAAAACATCTTACAACCAGTAAGAGACCATTACGCTACACCGGTAACGGTATCAAGCGGATTCCGAAGTGAGGAATTATGTGTATCTATTGGAAGTAGTGTTAACTCTCAACACGCAAAAGGTCAAGCGGCCGACTTTGAAATCTTTGGGGTACCCAATGCTGAACTAGCAAAATGGATATCTGAAAATTTAGATTTTGACCAATTGATACTAGAATTCCATAAGACAGATGAACCTAACAGCGGTTGGATTCATTGCTCATACAAGTCTACTACAGACAATAGAAAACAGACTTTAAGAGCATTTAGAAATGAAAGTGGTAAGACACAATACGAAGAATACAAACCAGCATGAGCTCTTGGTGAGTTTTCTAAAGACGATATAAACGATATGTACACAAAGAAAGGTGCATAGGTGCTTGACAAGTGTTCATTATGATGTTATAATGAGTGATAATTAAATAAGATAAGGATTAAATAATGGCTAAAGAATTTAAATTTGCTGAATTGAACAAGGACTTACTGCCTAATACGAAAGGTCGTAGACAAGATGGTATTCGTTTTTACGAAGTTGAAGGACAAAACTATCCTTCTGTAACCTCTATTTTAGGTATCAGAAAAACTGATGGTCTAAAGAAGTGGCGTGAAAGTATCGGCGAAGATGTCGCTAACTTTGAAATGCGAAGAGCCGCAAACCGTGGTAAAGCAACTCACAATCTAGTAGAGAACTATATCAAAGGTGAAACGCCTAGTGAAAGAGGTGTACTACCTCTTGGTCTATTCCGACTAATGAAACCATACCTAGAAAATCTAGGTGACATACACTTGATTGAAGCAATCATGTATTCAAAAGAGTTAACACTTGCTGGACAAGTAGATTGTATCGCTCAATATAGAGATAAACTTTCTGTAATTGACTTTAAAACTGCTAACAAAGCAAAGATTGAAGAGTGGATTGATAATTACTTTTTACAGACAACTGCCTATGCAGTAATGTATGAGGAGATATTCGGTACACCGATAGAACAAATCGTAGTGTTAATTGCAGGTGAAGACGGTTCTATGCAAGAGTGGATTAAGAAACCAGAAGATTACAAACCACAATTGATGGAATCAATCAAAGAATTTTATAAATATTACGAAAACAAAAAGTTAGAAACAGCGAATAAAACTACATAATTGTTTCTACAAACAAAAGGTAAACAATGTTAAAGAAACTATTAATCATTGTAATGTTTGTGATGACAAGTAATTATGTTAGTGCCAACAACGATATATTCTATCAGAACCAAGCACCTATAATGTGTACTACTCCTGTTCAAATGGACCAATTTTTGAACGATACTGGAATGAAACCATATAGTCTTGGATTTGGAAGAAACGGTGGCACTATAGATGGCGATATTGTTTTTGCTTTATCGCATTGGAAGAATGAAGACGGTACTATGATAGCTGTTATAGAGACACCAGCAAACGGAGAAAAGTGCATGGTGTACATGATATTTAATTATAACGAAGTCATACAAAAGAATTAATTGTAGATGGTGGTGTAAGAACCGTACTGGACTCGGGTGCAAATCCCGACACCTCCACCATAAACACACTAATAGAGTATCGCTAATATTAGTAGAGTATCGTTAGTGTGTTTATGGGGGGTGTGTTAGGATCGACAGACGCAGATGACCCATTGGAGATTAATAGTTGGCGAACTTAAACGCATTTTAAATGGCGAAGCAAATTTTGCCCTTGCTGCCTAGTTAATAGGTAACGGAGTTTGAGAGGTACTTGGCAACAGAAACTTCTCGTTTTCAAAAGGAGAGAGAAATGAAAACGATATTTCTAGTAGTTGCAATACTACTAAACACAGAAGGAGATAGAACTCCTAGATATCACCCTGCTTATCAGTTTGATACTCTACCAGAATGTATGGACTTTGTTCAAGGAAATAATAATGGTTTAGTTATGGGTCTAATGATGAAGTTAAGAGAAGAAAACGACAACAGCAGAATAATCAATATAGGTTGTGGTGAAATGAGTCCAGAAGACGCAGATAAGATTATGAATGACTATCAGCAGAAACCTGGTGTTAGTGCTTGACAAACCCGATTAATTATAGTATAGTGAGAACATGAATAGCAAACAATTTAGTTTAGAAATAGAAGCCTTCAAAAAAGAGAAGAGAACATCTTATATGGATGCCATTGTTCTTTATTGCGAAGAAAGAGAGATTGACACGGCAACGGTTGGTCCATTAATTAACAAAGCGCTAAAGGAGAAGGTAGCGTTAGAGTGTCAGAAGTTAAATCTGTTACCTAAAACAAGTGAACTACCTATATAATGTATGGAGGATTTGATGTATTTAAAATTTGGCTGGGTATTAAACTTCACTTTACTACCAACACATACGACTATATCACCTATGGAGGTAAAGTCAATTGCAAACTAGAGACATTTACAAAACGAAATGACAAATACTTCTTTCACAAACTTTCTAAAAAATATAATGCAGAAGAAGCAGTTGACTTCTTTGTGTCAAACTTTTTACACCAAGATAAAGCTTGGATTGGCAATCTTGCTAAGTCTGATGGGCACGATATATACTTTGATTACAAGAAGCGTAAAGATAGTTTTACTTATCAGTTTAGGAGTGAGTGTAGTAGTATTAGGAATAATATGGATACTAAGCGCTTGTCTTTTGATGACCTTTATGTGGTTAATCGAGGTCAACATCCAATCTTTTTCAAGCTTCTCTTATCTAAACAAATTAGTTATGAAACTTTTGTGGTCTTTGAAGAGTTATTGGGATTTACTAGAAAATGGAATAAAGAGATTGAGGAAAAAGTAGTTTGGCCTATCTATGCTAAACGACTAAAGAAGTTTGCACCGTTCTTACGGTACAATAGAACAGAAACGAAGTTAATAATGAAAGAGATATTTAATTGAGCAGTATGACAGACGAATATAAAAAGAAACTTGACGATAAGATTAAAGAATTAAATAGTACCAGAGTTTTTAAAAAGATAACACCTAAAGGTGACTTATCATGGTACATTAAATGGTTTTCTAGTGTTGTTATTCTCACTGGAATGGTTCTAACGGCGACTAATATACACCCATTAAACCTCTATTTTCACTTTGTAGGTGTAATAGGTTGGCTAATAGTAGGTATGTTATGGCACGATAGAGCATTGATTATGTTAAATGGAGTAGCGATTGCTATATTTGCTATGGGCATTATAAATGCTTATACAGGTGCTTGACAAAAGAATAAAGAAAGTGTATAATGAGTACTATGTTTGATAAAATTGTTTATGGTATATTAGATATCATTGTGGCAACTGCCGAAACTTTACGAACTTCTTATAAGGAGAAAAGTCTTCCTAAAGAGTGTAAAGACAAGTGGATAAAAGGTTATAATGAGTTTAAAAAGAAGCATAAATAATAACATATATTATGATACATACAAAAATACGATAATACAACAATATAACAATACGATAATACAAGGAGAATAAACTATGGATTTTGAAAATCTAAAGAATAGTCAATCTAATTTTGACAAGTTGACAAAGCAAATCGAGTCAAACCTCAATCCTGAGGATAATGCTAAAACAAAAAACAAATACCAAGACGACAGATTGTGGAAACCTGAACTAGATAAAACTGGTAATGGTTACGCTGTGTTAAGATTCTTACCAGCACCTCAAACAGAAGAAATGCCGTGGGCAAGAGTATGGTCTCACGCTTTTCAAGGACCTGGCGGATGGTACATTGAAAACTCTCTAACTACATTAGGTCAGAAAGACCCTGTGTCAGAAGAGAATACTATATTATGGAACACAGGTGTAGATAGTGATAAAGAGATTGCTCGTAAGAGAAAAAGAAAATTATCATACTACTCTAATGTTTATGTAGTGAGTGATCCCAAGCATCCTGAAAACGAAGGCAAAGTTTTCTTATTTAAATTCGGTAAAAAGATTTTTGATAAGATTACAGAAGCAATGCAGCCAGCGTTTGAAGATGAAAAAGCAATTAACCCATTTGATTTCTGGACAGGTGCAAACTTTAAACTGAAAATCAGAAAAGTTGATG